TCGGATTCGTGATATTCGTAGGCTTCCGGAACAAACATATCGATCAGGTAACGCTCGAGCTTTTGATGAGAATCCGGCATGGTCCACTGATCGGACGGCAGCTTGCGATCAAATTCTGTACAGCCGCGCTTGAGTATCATCTTCGTCGCCGTCTCAGCGCTCACCTGCTCCGCAATGATCGGTCGCAGGTATTCGAGCACCTCGCGGCCGTGTGACTGGCCGTCGCAGTAGACGAACCCGCCGTAAGGCTGGCAGGTGTGCCGCCTGAAATCCATCCCGCATTTACTCGGAAACCCGGCTGCCTGCAGGACCCCCAGCAGCATGAACAGCTCATACACATTGGCCGGACGAACAACCACCTTCCAGCAGGCCTGGCAACCGCTCGGAATGTAGGGTGTACCATCGAATACTGGAAACATTTCCTCCCAGAACTGCCACAGATTGCATCTCCGATACCGCGACGGCTTCACGAAAATCCACGGACTATCGATGATGTGTCCTGTCAGCAACCGGAACTTCCCGGTCGAGGTGATTTCAACGCACTTCCCGGGCCCGCTGCAATGCGGTTTCAACCGTTCGTGAATGATTCTAAGGATCGGATTGAAAAATTGTCGATACACGAAGATCCTTTGTGGCCGGGCACGAAGTGGAGGCCCGGCCTATGATAGGGTTATCGGACGGCTTCCCACGCAAGCTGTTCGCCGTCGACGTTCAAGTTGCTGTCGGCGCCGATGCTGAATCCCGGAGGAGTGGTGATTTTCATGCCGTTCCGCGGATTCGGGTCTATCCTGTCACCGTAACACTGATAGGCAGCATCGCTGGCAGCGGTTCGCTGGTAGTGCCCGTCAACGAACACTTCCGATGCGTCGGCGCTCGAATCACCGTATTCCCAACGGTTGTTTGTTACGCCGTCGTAAGTGAGCACGTCGCCCCCGGCATACTCCCTCACCCCCTGCTGAGCGCCCGAGGCTACCGCCAGTTTGGTGGTAGCGTCCGCAGTGGAGGCCTTCCTGGTCAATCGGCCCTCGTCGGCGTAGCTTGCCACCAGACCGTTTTCCTTCTGCCATTCCAGCACCTCAAAGTTGGCGGAATCCACATTCCACACCTTGACCCGCTTGGGGATGAATCCGAGGCACACATTGATCTTCGCTCCGGTCCCGTCGCAGGTTCCGTAAGCAACTTCATTGCCGTTCTGAGGCATGGTCTTATCCTCCTTCTATGATTGTGATGGGGGCGCAACGGCCCCCGTCAGGTTAGGTTGGATTGAGGGTTGCAGCGGTTTCCAGCCTGCCCATGAGGTCGTCATTCAGGATGACCGCCGTATGCCAGAACTTCCACCCCAGCGTGCCGCGCTGCCCGAGGGGATCATCCTTGGTGGGCTTCGGGTTCACTACCGCGATATTCCCGGAATTGACCCCACGCAACGGCACGGTAGCCCATGCGTCCGGCGCCAGGATGATCAGCGGGTAAACATCCACCGCGGCTGCCGGGTTGGTGGTCCCGATCATCGTTGCCCCAGCCGCACCGGCGTCCGCCCAGGCATCGAACATGGTGGTCAGGAGAAACCGCGTATTCTCCGCCGCACCCACTTCGTAAGGCATGGCCTTTGCCGGGTTCGGGTAGTTCTTCACCTCGGTAAACCCGGTGACGTTCTTCAAGTCCGCCTCGAGGTCGGTATGTCCCAGGCCCACGAAGGATGGTCCAACCGGCTCCGTCGAGTAGGCCGCGGAACCGGAAAGAACGTCCGTGTAGAACTCGGCATCGGCCCCACGGAGGTCCCGAACGATCTTGCGGAAGTCCCCGCGGTCCATAACCGTATTCACCGACGCCCTGTCCGAACCGTTCGTATAGAAAACGTTGGTTCCGCCCTTGAGCACGTTGATGTTGAGGGTTTCACGCGTCTCGCGCATCTGCCGCGACTGCAGTGACTGGAACTCTCTCAGCACCGGATCTTCGTGGGTGTCCTCGATCACATCTGTGATCCCGATCCAATCACCGTACTGCTCCACCGTGCATTCAACGTCCACATAGGTGGGCTTGGTGCCAGGAGGAGTCACACCCTCGGCCAACGGCGTGGTAGCCGCCGAAAGCGCCAAGTAGCGCCGAAAGATCAGTGTCCGCCCTTTCCCCTTCGGCATCGGCTTGGTTTGAGCAAACCGCTCGGTTACGATCCCGGGAGTGGTCCTTTTGAGCAGCTCACCCCAGGCCGCAAAGTTGGTGCGTGGCGATATGTCGCCGTAAGTCGTGTACTCTGCCATGTCGTTTCCTCCTTACCGTGCCCGGGCAAGGAGCTCAGTGTCTTCCATGCCCGTCACTTTATGCCTGCGGCCTTGTTGAAGATCGACTCAGGATCGTCATCATCAGCCTTGGTTTTTCCTGTCGCGCCCTTGTTGCCCTGCGGCACTCCACCGCTGGCAAACTCTTTAACCTGCGAAGCCTTGGCAGCTAGCGCGGCGTCATGCTTGGCGGCGGCCTGCTTCGCTGAATGCTCCTTGAACTGAGAGATGATCTGAATTGCCTTCGATGGATCACTCTCGCCAAGGAAGCCCGGCATCGCCTTTTCGCGCTCATCGGCCCAGGATTTAAACTCTGGGCTGGCCATAACCCGGTAGGCATCCGGGTGCCCTTCCACAAACTGCCCGGAACTGTCGTAGAAGCCTCCAACCACCTGCCGCTCGAAGGCTCGCTGCCCCTCTTGCTGCCGGAAAGACTCGTGCAGGGACTTGACGTCAACATCCCCGAGAGTGTTCCGGAGCAGCTTTTGAGCCTCGTACTGTACCGCATCAGCAAAACCGGGGAAGTCGTCGTAGAAGCTTTTGACGTTCTCCGGTATTTCGTCCGCCTTGGCTTTTGCGGCTTCCTTGTCCCTGGCCTCAATGGTGTCTATTTTCTTCTGCAAATCGGAAAGCTGCGTCGCCAGGTCGTGCCCCCAGCGCTGCGTATCCGCCAGGCGCTTCTTGAGCGTTTCAGCATCGTCTTGCTTGGGGGCACCCTCTTCCTTTGGTGTTTCGTCCGGCTTCTCTTCCGGCACTACGGCTGGCTTTTCGTCGGGAGTCCCCTGGTCTTTGCCGTCCACCTCGGGGGCCTCGCCAATCGCCTCAGCGAAGACAAGATCTGCGTCAACCTCGTCGGCTTGTTCGGACTGGACCTTCTCTTCGTCTGCTTGCTCTTGGACTTTGTTCTCTTCCTCGTTCATTCCGTTTTCCTTTCCGAGAGTCCTGTCAAAAGGGTCGGATCAACCCAATATCAATACACGGCCCACAGGCCGCCTAGTACAAGAAGCCGAACAGGTAGAGCGTGTTTGTCGCACCACCGGCATGATTCGCCACCACCGCCTTAATCACCGTCCCTGCCGCATAGGCTTTAATCTTTGCAGGGGTAGCATTCGGAACCGGCATAAAAATCCCGGCATCATTGGCGGCATCAAGGTTGTCGCATTGCTGAGTGCTCAGAAAATCGGTCAGCGCTCCAGCTTGCCCAATGGTGAAATCCGTGCTTCCG